CCCCTCATAGGGGTGGGTAGGTTTGGAGATCTTGGGGGGTTTTAGGCGCCTACCAACCTTAAAGGCTTATAGGCTTTAGGACTTCAGGAGGATTAATAGCCCTTATACTGCTACTTCAACTATCAGAGAGGACATGATAAGGTAGGTAGGGGCCGATAAAGCTATTAGAGCTTTAGGGAATGTATGGGGTATACGGGGGGCGATGGCTTACCTTCTAGTATAGTGTTTAAATCGGGTTTTGTCAAGTCTTTTTTACACTAAAAGCCATTTATTTACTAAATACACTTGACAAATGTACCACACGCACTATAATAGATAGTATGACTAAAGATACACGTATAGCAAAGCTGGGGGTTGAGGGGTTTAACAAACCGAAAAGAACCCCAGCACACCCAACTAAGTCACACGTTGTATTAGCTAAAGAAGGTGACAAGATTAAAACGATACGCTTTGGAGAACAAGGCGCAAAGACTGCTGGTAAGCCAAAGGCGGGGGAAAGTGCTGCCATGAAAGCAAAGCGTAAGTCATTTAAAGCCCGACATAGTGCGAACATCAAGAAAGGTAAGATGAGTGGAGCATACTGGGCCGACAAAGCTAAATGGTAATAATATGAGTAAAAGAAACTATACAGATAAGCAGCAAGCATTCTTGAAGGCTCTGCCCAAGGTAGGGTTCAATGTGGCAGAGGCATGTAGACAAGCAGGCTATAGCACAACCAACTCATTCAAGGTAGCTAAAGGCCTTAGAGCCGAGATACTAGAGATGAGCGAGGCTATACTAGCCACCTCAGCGCCTCAGGCGGCTAGCAAACTGATAGAAGTGATGAACTCTAACAAGCCTATCCCTCAAGTCCAACACAAGTTGGCTGCGTCTAACAGTATACTAGACCGTGTAGGGGTAGCCAAGCGTGCAGCAGTAGATGTGAACCTCAATGAAGGTTCTTCAGTGTTTATACTCCCCACTAAAGACGTGATCAATGAAAAAGGATAGGTGGCACAACATCCCATACGGATATAAAGAAGATCCTGAAGACACTACCTGCATCCTACCAATCTCAGACGAGCTAAAATACTTAGAAGAGTCCTTAGACATGATAGAAGAGGACGACATAGGCTACGCTACTGCATCAGAGTGGTTGACCATAATGACAGACAGAGCGATTACGCCACAAGGCCTTAGAAAAATTCATGCAAAAAGATTGGGAGCTTAATCCAGACGGTTATCAAAAGAACCTAGATGGGACTTTTAAACTAAAGCTGGATGGTACGCCAAAGAAGAAAGCAGGAAGAAAGACAGGGCCTCTAAAGGTTCCTTACAATTTCTCAAAGAAACAAAAGGCCGCACAGGCCCTCCAAGCCCGCATACGCACACAGCAGCGCAAGGCTACACGAGACAGAAAGAAAGCAGACCAAGCAGCTAAAAGGGCTAGAGAACTAAAAGCCCAGAAGAAACTCCTCAAGGACGGAGGCTTAGTCACGACAGGCGAACTTAAATCCATGACCTCCGTAGTAGAGGTAGGCGTGGAAGAAGACGTAGCCTTCAAGCCTAACGAAGGGCCTCAGACAGAGTTTCTTGCGGCTCCAGAGAAAGATGTTCTCTACGGTGGGCAAGCAGGAGGCGGCAAAAGCTATTCACTGCTGGCAGACCCTTTGCGGTATGTCCACAGAGGTAAGCACAGAGCACTCCTGTTGAGAAGGACTATGCCCGAGCTGCGAGAGCTGATAGACAACTCGCGGGAACTCTACCCTAAAGCCTTCAAAGGCGCGAAGTTCAAAGAAGTAGAGAAGACTTGGACATTCCCTAGCGGGGCTAAGATGGAGTTCGGATTCCTAGAGCGTGATGCAGATGTTTACAGGTATCAGGGACAGTCCTACAGCTGGATTGGTTTTGATGAAATCACACAGGTACCTACAGACTTTGCTTGGAACTACTTAGCGTCACGACTAAGAACAACAGACACAGAGATACAATGCTATATGCGTTGTACAGCAAATCCAGGGGGTGTAGGCTCTCACTGGGTAAAGAAAAGATACATTGATCCTGTTCCCCCTAATGTGGGCTTCACGGGAGAGGATGGAGTAACAAGGCGCTTCATACCAGCAAAGCTAAGCGACAACCCCTACCTTACAAGGGACGGGAGTTATCAGAAGATGCTGGAGAGTCTCCCTCCTATACTACGTAAGCAATTACTGGAAGGCGATTGGGACGTAGCAGAAGGAGCAGCGTTCTTAGAGTTTGATTACCTTAAGCATGTGATACCGCCCTTCGAGATCCCTCTGCACTGGGAAAGAGTAAAGGGAATAGATTACGGGTATGCAAGTGAAAGTGCATGTGTATGGGGAGCAGTAGATCCTAGTGATGGCACTCTAGTAATTTATAGGGAGTTGTACCGCAAAGGCCTCACAGCCGTAGAGCTAGGACAAGTCTTAGCCGAGATGGAACGTACAGACCCAATGAGCATACATGGTATCCTAGATACAGCTTGTTGGTCTAAGACAGGCTCAAGTGGGCCAAGTATAGCCGAAAGTATAATCAAGACAGGGCACAAAGTCCGCCGAGCAGACAAGAATAGAATAGCAGGAAAGATACAAGTCCATGAGTACTTGAAGACTCAGCACACAGGTAGACCAAAAATACAAATATTTAATACATGTCCTAACCTCGTCCGTGAACTTCAAAGTATTCCTCTGGCAAAAAACAATCCTGAGGATGTAGACACACACGCTCCTGACCACGCATACGACGCTCTACGCTATCTCATTATGAGTAGACCAAGACACGTAGATCCTAGAGCACGTATGAACGAATATAAACGGAGCGTAAGTTACGCACCAGCAGACAACACTTTCGGATATTAGATGAAGAAGGCAGTAGAACAAGGCGCAGACCAGATGCACTACGCGGAGCAAGACGGCTTCTCGGCAAAGCAGAATCAAGAGGAGCAGAACAGGCTCGTAGGCTTGGTGAACTTAAAGTTCGCTGAAGCTAAGATGGCGCGTCAAGGTCAGGAGTCACGTTGGCTCCAAGCCTATCACAATTTCCGAGGCATCTACCCCAAGAACGTCAGATTCCGCGACAGCGAGAAGTCTAGGGTTTTTGTAAAGATTACTAAGACTAAAGTGGTTGCGGCCTACGGACAGTTGATCGAAGTAGTGTTTGGTGCAGATACGTTTCCTATAGGCGTTAAGCCTACTAAAGTTCCTGAGGGTGTACCAGAGTACGCTCACCTGAAACTAGACCAAGAGCCTAGCGTAGACCCCCTAGAAGAGATGGAGCCAGAAGGTAACATCTATGACATAGGCTACAAGGGCGATGGACGGGTACTGAGAGCAGGTAAGACTCTAGTAGACTCCCCCTCTATATATGATAAGGCAGAAGACGCAGGACTCTTATTAGAAGGAGGGCCTACACAGAACCCTCAAGAGGCTCAAATCTCTCCAGCTAAATTAGCGGCAGAGAAAATGGAGAAGCTCATCCATGACCAGATAGAAGAGTCTGATGGAGCTAACGAACTAAGAAGATCTTTGTTTGAGTCAGTCCTATTAGGGACAGGCGTAATCAAAGGGCCTTTTAATTTCAACAAGACTATACATCGTTGGGAACAAGACGAAGAAGGAGAGCGAACATACGCCCCTATACAGACAAGAGTGCCTCGATGTGAGTTTGTAAGTGTATGGGATTTCTTCCCTGATCCTACAGCTACAAGCGTAGAAGACTCAGAGTACTTAGTACACAGACACAAATACAATGCGTCACAGGTAAGAGCATTACGATCAATGCCAGCCTTCGACGCGAAAGCTATAGCACGTTGCGTAGCCAAAGGGCCTAATTACACCCTAGATAGCTACGAGAACGAGCTTAAAGACGGCTTAGGCACACAAGAACTAGACCAGACTAAGTACGAAGTCCTAGAGTATTGGGGCATTATAGATGAGGATACAGGCAAAGAATTAGGCCTAGACGTAGAGAAAGACGGTGAGATTCAAGTAAACGCATGGGTATGTAACAACGAAGTGCTCCGCGTAATCGCAAATCCTTTCCTTCCTACTCATCTTCCCTATCATGCTTTCTCGTATGAGCAAAACCCTTATAGCCTTTTTGGTATAGGCGTAGGGGAGAACATGGACGACAGCCAGCAGATCATGAACGGTCATGCTAGAATGGCTATCGACAACATGGCACTCAGCGGCTCACTGATCTTTGACGTAGACACGACTATGCTAGAGCATGGTCAGTCCCTAGACCTATATCCAGGAAAAGTCTTTAGACGGCAATCAGGACAAGTGGGCCAAGCCATACACGGGATTAAGTTTCCGAACACCACTCAAGAAAACTTGATGATGTTCGACAAGTTCCGACAACTTGCAGACGAACAGACGGGCATACCTAGTTACTCACACGGTATCACAGGTGTCCAGTCAATGACTCGTACTGCTTCGGGCATGAGTATGCTTCTAGGAGCTGCTAGCCTGAACATCAAGACTGTAGTAAAGAACTTGGACGACATGCTGTTAAAGCCTTTAGGCAAAGCATACTACAGATGGAACATGCAATTCTTTGAAGGCCCTTTGGACATTCAAGGGGACTTAGATATTCGCGCTACTGGCACTTCTTCTCTAATGCAGAAGGAAGTAAGATCACAGCGTCTAACAAGTGTGCTTCAAACCATACAAAACCCAGCACTAGCCCCTTACGTCAGAGTAGGCACGTTGTTGTCAGAGTTAGCTAAGTCTTTAGACCTAGACCCTGACGAGATAATGAATAGCCCTGAAGAAGCGGAGATAGCTGCAAAAATTATAGGAATGCAAAATGTTGCCAATGGACAAGTCCCTAGCGAGGAGACTGGTGCCCCTAGTGAACAAGGAGGAACACTACCTCCCACTCAAGGAGCTACTGCTGGGCCTGCAAGCCAAGGAGAGCAGGGCAATGGAAACGGAACCATCGGCACAGGTAATGTACCAGTTGCAGGGGAAGCTGGCTTTAGTGCGCCAACTGCTTAATTTAAAAGAAGACGTAATAGGACAAGCCAGTGAAAAAAAGAGAAACTAAAAGCCTAAGAAGCTGTATCCACAACAGAATGAAAAAGAACGCAGGGGGCGGAGTAGACGACCTTGCGGCACTGGAGCAAGCACAGCTAGCCGAGATGGAAGCTGAACTGGAAGCGGCAGTTCCTGAGGACACTTACCCAAATGTAGAAGACCCAGAGGCCTTAGCAGCCTCACAGCTAGGCGACGAGGAAGTCGAAGAGGATTACTTCAGTTACGTAGTAGAAGAAGTACTCACTGACGAGGAAGCCTCCTACCTCCAACAAGCTATCAGCGCAGACCCTGACCTAGAGGCTATAGTAGAGAAAGTTATTGTAGCGGCTACAGAGTTCAGCGGCTCAGGTATGGTAGAAGGAGAAGGTGACGGCACAAGTGACTCGATCCCAGCACGCCTAAGCGATGGGGAGTTCGTAATGACTAAAAAGGCTACAGACCAGATAGGCCCTGAGAACCTGCAGTCCATGATGGACGAAGCAGAAAGAGCCTACGACGGAGGCCTTATGCGTAAAGCAGGCGGAGGCCTTATACGCGATGAGGGCAAGCTCCCTCTCCAAGACGAGATTAACAGATTAATGATTGGCTCTAATAAGATGTCAAGCATGTAGTACCCACCGAGAGGCTACCCAGCAAATATATATTGTTGGCCCTTCTCACAAACAACAACCTTAAAGGCCACCTGTAGTAAGGAACCCTTTACAGACTTTAGTTTAACGTATACCTAACTAAGACATTGTGAAGCTACTTCTATTATTTGACAGCCCCAGCTAGGAAAATTAGAGATGAGTAAACCAGAACCAAAAGCGAATCCATACAACCGCAAAAAGTCATGGCACAAGCCTGACAAAGCAGACAACGGACGAGCTGACAGCATGTTCTTCGCACAAGAAGAGGACGAGGCTACCCCCGATGAGGCCCCTCAAACTCAGAGCGAAGTAGATTATAAAAAGAGATACGATGATCTGAAGAAGCATTACGATCAGAAGATCAACTCGATGAAACAAAGCAAGGAACAGGAGGAAGCTGTTGATGCTGTCAGAGCACAGCCACAGCAAATGCCTGAAAACCTAGCAGCGTTTCAAAAAGAATACCCAGACTTGTTTAAGAATATCTCGTCTTTAGCTGAATTAAAAACAGCAGAAGGCACAAGAGACATGGAAGCACAGGTGCAGGCCATCGCAGCTAAGACTGCTGAAGTTACCAAACGGGAAGCTTTACTAGTCCTCCAGCAACGACACCCTGATTTTGATAAGATCAAAGAAGACGACGCTTTTCACGCATGGGCAGAAGCCCAGCCTGAGGAGATTCAAGATTGGATCTATCGGAACCCTGACAACCCAGACCTAGCAAGTAGGGCTATTGATTTTTATAAAGCTGAAAAAGGTATTAAGTCTTCTCTAGCAACCAAGCCCAGATCCAAGTCTAATGCAGATTTAGTTTCTACTAAGTCCGCAGCACCTGAAGTGCGACAGGCTAAGATCTGGAAATTATCGGAGATTGACCGCTTAACCCCAGACCAATACGACAAGTACGAAGCAGAGATTGATAAAGCTGTTACGGAGGGTCGTGTAGTAAAGGGCTAAAGCCACGCTTTCTCCTATTGTCAATTATTTAATAAGGAGAAAATCCAATGGCTTATAACCAAGCAGACCAATATTTTGAACCGTCAACCGATACCAATGCAAACTTTGCAAACAGTGTCAGTGGACAAACTAATTCCTTCTTTCTACCTGAAGTTTATTCTAAGAAAGTTCTTAACTTTTTTCGTAAGAGCGCAGTAGTAGAAGCCATTACTAATACAGATTATGCAGGCGAGACCCCGGCCTTCGGCGATTCAGTACGAATTGTCAAAGAGCCTACTATCACTGTTTATCAGTACGAACGTGGACAGGATATTACCGATACAAAACTAACCGACCAAGAAGATACTCTCGTAGTTGATACGGCGAACGGCTTTAAGTTTAAAGTGGACGATATTGAAACTTCAATGTCTCACGTAAACTGGAAAGAAGTTGCAGCTAGCTCAGCAGCTTACGCTTTGAAAGATGCGTATGACGAAGGTGTTTTAGCTAAGATGATTGCTGGTGCTTCAGCCTCATCCCCCGATAATGTTATCGGTGCGGACGCGGCAGTAGGTACAGGCGGTCTTGACGAAACTACAGCTTCTGTAGATTTGAATGGCGGCACTAATGGTGTTGACCCTCTAGATCTATTAGCTCGTATGTCTCGTAAGCTAGACTCAGAGAATGTACCTGAGGAAGGTCGTTATGTTGTAGGCTCACCTGATTTCTACGAGGAGTTGTCTAAGACTTCTTCTAAGTTGATGTCAGTAGACTACAACGGCGGTATGGGTTCAATCAGAAACGGCCTAGTAAGCTCAGGCAAACTACGTGGTTTTGAAATGTATAAGACTAACAACTTCGCAACACCAGCAACAGCTAGTGGCGTATTGTTAGGCGGACATATTTCAGCTACGGCGACTGCCCAGACTATCATCAAGACAGAGACATTCCGTGACCCAGATTCGTTTGGCGATGTGTGTCGAGGTCTACATGTTTTCGGTGCGAAAGTTCTTCGCCCAGAAGCAATGGTAGTAGCTCACTATACAACTGGAACTGCCTAAACAGGCTTAAGATTAAGGGGCCATCGCGCCCCTTTTTCTTTTTTAACATTAAGAGAACTATATGGCTTCTACTTCATTTATCAATCTAACCAATGAACTTCTGAGGGAACTAAACGAAGTAGCGTTAACTTCTGCAAACTTCTCAGACGCGTTAGGCGTACAGCAGATGGTGAAAGATAAAGTTAACCTAGCTTACCTAGACATCGTAAACGCAGAACCTAGATGGCCTTTCCTTTCGGTAGCCGAATCAGGACTAGCCGATCCTTTCTATGGTAACGTGGCTAAAGACACAGTGGAGGGACAGAGGTGGTATCCTATTAACGATGCCGCAGCTAACCACACAGAAGATTATACAAACGTGGATTGGAGTAGTTTTTATGTAACTACCATCGGCGTTGCGGGAGAGACAGCTCCTTATTTGAACAGGACATTAGATTATATCAGTGTCCAAAAATGGCAAGACTTTTTTAGGAACCAAGAAAACGAAGACGACGCAGGAGATTCCGTGGGCGGAACGCCCGTCAGAGTTATCCGAAGCTTCGACAATAGAAACTTTGGTCTTAGTCCTATACCCGATAAGGTATACTCTATTAAATACTTTGCGTACAAGCAGCCAACAGAATTGGTAGAAAGTACAGACGAGGTAGTCTTTCCAGCCATGTACAGAACAGTGCTACTAGCTAAAGCCCGTTACTACATTTGGATGTTTAAGCATAACTACCAAGCGTCTATGATAGCTGATGAGGATTATAAGAAAGGCCTCAGGAGCATGAGAGAGAACTTGTTGGGCGTGGCACCAGAGAATGTAACAGACGACAGAATACGGACGGTATAAATGCCTTCACAGCCTTATGGATTCCCCTGCAAGGGAGGACTCAATAAAACTTTAAGTAAGTTCGACCTACTGGCTCAGCCTGGATTAGCTGCGGAGCTTATCAATTATGAGGTCAAGCCTGACGGTGGGTATAGACGTATTAACGGCTATGAACCTTTTGGAGGCGTTAGTGCTACAAGACCGAACGGCGAGAATACTATTCTCGGCTTAGTGCCTTATGCGCTAGGCCTTATTTGCTGTGTGGGGGACGGGGTATTCTACTCAGAGGATGGTATCACATGGCTACAGGTCAATAAAGACACTACCCACGCAGGCTTAGTAGAAGCGGACATGGCAGCAGCTACTGAGCTTCCAAGAAGCCTCCAAGGCAAAGCATCCTTTAAAATAATGAGAGCCGCTGTAGGACACACTACAAACCCTTACGGGTCTCTGACCATAGCCACGGGAGGAGACCCAATGGGCCACTTCCATATTGACGGGACTGGAGCAACCAGAAAATTCGTATACGAAGAAGTTTCGGGAGCAGGAGCGCCCGCAGCCGCTAAGCACATAGAAGTTCACAATAAACATTTATGCGTAATAGATACGACCAATACTCCCAGTACGGTGACTGTCTCAGCGACGGATTCAGATACTGACTTCGCCTCAGCAGGCTCAGAGGTCTATACTATACCAGACAGAATAGTAGGAATAAAAAGCTTTAGAGCGTCCTTATACATATTCTGTGAAAATTCTATATACAAACTAGATAACATTAACGACACGGCTACCGCAGCCATAACACAAGTGACAGGCAATGTCGGCTGTGTGAGCAGCCAAAGTATTCAAGAGATTGGCGGAGACCTGATCTTCTTAGCCCCTGACGGCTTTAGGCAGATAGCGGGAACAGAGCGCATAGGTGACGTAGAGCTAAGCTCCGTCAGCCGCGCCATTCAAGTACTAGTAGAGCCTCTCACTTCTAACATAAGCCAGTATGTAATCTCCAGTACAGTAATAAGGGATAAGTCCCAGTACAGATTCTTTTATAATGTTAATGGGGCAAACGCGGTAGAAGCTCGCGGCTTCATAGGCACACTAACAGCAGAGGGCTTTCAGTGGTCAGAGATTCACCAAATGGAAGTAGCCTCTGTAACCAGTGAGTTCGATGAAGTAGGCGAAGAAGTATACTACCACGGAGACCATGTCGGGG